GCAGGATTTGCATCTATTTCTGTAAACAGGGGCGGTAATAATACTTCTGCTCATGATGGTTTGAAATTTAATGTTAGTCCTTCTTGGTCTACTTCTGCTCCTGTTGAAGTTATGCGCATCGACTCCAATGGCAATAGTTTTTTTGGTACGACATCTGGGGTCAGCCCGGAAGGATACGCAAAAATTAGCGGAAAAGCTACTACAAATAATGTTGTATTAGCTCTTGAAGGCTATACTGGAAATGGTGCGTGGGTTCAAAAGCTTGGAGTGACAACCGGAACCGGAACCCGCAATATGATTGGTTTTTGTGACACATCCTCTGCTACGGTCGGAGGTATCACTCACAATGGCTCATCAGTATCTTATTCAACAACATCAGACTACCGCCTCAAAGAAAATGTAGTCGATATGACAGGTGCAATTACCCGTGTTAAATCTTTGTCGCCCAAGCGTTTTAATTTTATTGCTGACGATGACGATACAACGGTTGACGGGTTCCTAGCACATGAAGCACAGACAGTAGTTCCTGAGTCTGTCAATGGAACACACAATGAAGTAGACGATGATGGCAACCCAGTCTACCAAGGCATTGACCAAAGTAAACTTGTGCCATTGCTGACAGGTGCATTGCAGGAAGCCATTGCAAAGATTGAAACACTTGAAACAACTGTCGCAGACTTGCAGACACGAGTCACAGCACTGGAGACTCCATAATGTCAGGTTACATCGGAAACATCCCAGTACCACAGGCTACGCAGACTCGTGACAACTTCACAGCCACTGCAAGCCAGACTACCTTTACTACCTCTGGGTACACTCCGGGTTACCTTGACGTATACCTCAACGGTGTACACCTAGACCCTACAGACTACACAGCCACTAACGGCACTGATGTGGTGTTGGCTACTGGAGCTACTGCAGGTGACGTTGTTTCTGTTGTGGCGTTCACTACCTTTGAACTAGCAGGGCCTGCAGGTGCAGGATACTTCCTTGGTGAGAATGGTGCTACAGGCGACACTACGAATGGCCTAGGTGACATCTTCAGGGTGCATGAGAATGCCCTTGATACTGCAGTGACCATTGCCGCTAACACGAACGCATCAGCCACTGGCCCACTGACATTGAATGCGACAGTGACGGTCAACGGCACACTGACGATTGTATAAGGAACTGAGATGGCTTCAGAGCTAATCGTACAAACACTCAAGGGGCCAACTAGCGGGGCCAATGCGAACAAGGTGATTATCCCGTCTGGGCAGACGTTGGATGCGAGTGCGGGTGGGATGACATTGCCTGCGGGTGTTGGTGGTAAACTTTTAAATGTATATCAAGACTTAAACCAAGCAACAGGAAACACTGTTACTACAAGCACATCCTTTATTGCTACAAATTTATCTGTAACTTTAACCCCAGTTTCTGCAAGTAGTAAATTTTTATTAACCACAAGTTTAACCGCAGGTGCAGGATCAGAGGCTGTGCTTGTTACGTTTTATAGGGGTGGTACTAATTTAGGAGATTCTACTAACGGATTTGGTGGTACTGGATATACAGGGGGTCGGGATAATGTGGCTATCAGTTATTTAGATTCTCCTGCTACAACAGCTTCAATAACGTATTCAGTATATTGGCGTTCAAGAGGCGGTGGCTCAATTGAGCTTCCTCCGTGGCCGGAATATCAAACACTTATTGTAACGGAGATCGCAGGATGACAACACTCTATGTAGACAACATCGCCCCGAATCTCCAGAGTAAGATCAGTGCGCCTAATCTGACGTTGCCTAGTGGGTCTGTGGTGCAGGTTGTAAGCTCAACTAAGACTGACACGTTCTCAACGTCAAACACTGCATATACTGCAACAGGACTTTCAGCATCAATTACGCCAAGTTCAACAAGCTCAAAAGTGTTAGTAGTTATTAACGCACAAGTAGGCTTTACTTCAAACGGATACGGAGCTTTGCAATTGTTTCGTGACGGTTCAGTCGTAACCGGATCAATCGGAGATGCCGCAGGATCAAGATTAAGGTCTAGTTCTGGTAACACTATCTATAGTAACGGGACTCTCAATGTAGACTCAATGACTATTACTTATTTAGATTCTCCATCATCAAGCTCCTCCATAACTTATGAGTTATATATGAGGCGTGGTGGTGAATCCGCAACATTATATTTAAATAGATCAGGTAGTGATGCTGATAATGAAAACCATGTTCGTGGAGCATCCTCAATCACACTCATGGAGATCGCAGGATGAGCAGTATAATCAAAGTCGATCAAATCCAACTGGCTGATGGCTCGACACCAACTGCGGCTGATCTTGGGTTGAATGTTACTGGTGGTGTGTTGCAGACAATTATGGTTAACCCTGCAACATCAACAACTGACGTAACATCCAAAACGTGGGTAGAGATATCTTCTAATTTACGAGCTACGATAACCCCTATTAACGCCTCTAATACATTGTTACTTACTTGTACATTTCAGTTTAGTGGGCGAAACACTAATAATATTCAAGCTTTTAAATTTTATAACATTACAGACTCAGCCGAAGTAAACCTGCATACAGGTGACGGGTCGAGGACTCCTGCTCACGGAGGAATAAGGCAAAAGGATTATGATGTAAATGACACTGATGTTGTCACAATCACTACAACTGTTAGTGCAGGATCAACTTCTGCAAGAACATATGGTGTTTACTCGCAATCAGAACGCTCAGCCGCATCGGCAATTACTAAGACTTTTTTTGGTAACCCTAGTAATGATCCAGCTTTAGTAATTGTTAGACCGTTATTTACTATTCAAGAAATCGCAGGCTAAAGGAGAAACACATGGCAAGCGTATCACAGGCTTTATCAGAGCTTAATATTACAGAATGGGTTCTCCGTGGAGAGCCTACAACAGAAGCAGAGTTCAACGAAATGTTCCGCAAGGTCACTGGAGCAGACGCTAATGGTAGTGCCATTGAGTCAGCTAACTCAGCAGACTGGGGCGTAACGTGGACTCAGGTATCAGCCAAGCAAGCAGAACTCACAGCGGCAGAGCCTATGAAGGCATTGCGTGAAGAGCGTAACCGCCGTATTGCCGCTACTGACTGGTGGGCATCATCTGATCTCACAATGACTGCTGAACAGACTGCATACCGTCAGGCACTGCGTGACATTACAGACAGCGCAACTTCTTTAGATGACGTAACTTGGCCTACAAAGCCGGAGTAAGAGATGACTCGTGCAAGAGACTTAGCCAACGTAGCAGATGACGTATCAACCGGTACGGTGGTGACCACTGCATCTCCATCGTTGGGGCGCAGGAATCTCATCATCAACGGTGCGATGCAGGTGGCACAGCGTGGGACGAGTGCAATTACAGCAAGTGGAACCACACAATTTCCTGTGGATAGATTTGGTATCCAACAAGTAGATGTTGGTGGAAGTTTTACAGCACAACAAAGTTCTACTGCTCCAGAAGGCCACTCAAAATCTGTCGTTATTACGGTAACGGGGACTGGCACACCATCAGGAGGTGATCGGGCGATATTATCTCAACACGTTGAAGGCTTAAATTCTGCTCATTTAAATTGGGGTACAGCTAACGCAAAAACTGTGACTCTTTCTTTTTGGGTCAGATCTAGTCTTACTGGAACTTTTGGTGGTGCATTAAGCAACAGCAGTGTCAATAGGGCATATCCTTTTACTTATTCTATATCCTCCGCAGACACTTGGGAGCAGAAGACCGTAACGATTTCTGGGGATACTTCTGGTACATGGCTAACAACAAATGGTGTTGGAGTTAGGGTGTACTTTGGTTTAAGTGTTGGCCCAGACAAGAGTGGAACTGCCGGAACATGGGCTAGCGCAGACTATCGTTCTGCAACTGGAGCGACAAATTTACTGGGTACTAATGGAGCAACCTTCTACATCACCGGAGTCCAACTCGAAGTCGGCTCTGTTGCGACACCTTTCGAGCATCGCTCATACGGGGAGGAGCTTGCGTTGTGTCAGCGGTACTTTTGTAAAGTAAAACATGATGGTTCTTACCGTAACAACATTTGTTTAGTTTGTAATCACAATGATATTACTCACTATGGTGTTTACCATTTTCCTGTAACAATGCGATCTGCGCCGACAGGGACTGTACTAACAGGAACTTACAGAGCTTACCCCGGTGGGGCTAGTACTAATTTTTCAGAAAGTGCTGTTAGTATGAATATCTTTTCTCCAGAAAGCGTGCGCGTAGGTCTCGCAAGTTCTGGGGGAGAAGTCGGTGACGCTCATTGGCTAGAATGTTATCTATCTGGTTCGGGTTTACTTTTTGATGCGGAGCTATAAATGGAACAGATGAATATTACTTCAGCGCAGTACATTCAAGACATAGATGGTGTTAATACATTAGTCCAAGCAACCATTGACGGCATCACCATGTCAGTCCCACTAGACCCTGCCAACCGCCACTACGCAGAAATCATGCGTCAGGTTGAGGCGGGTGAGCTAACCATACAGGATGCGGATGACTGATGTTCGGTAATACCCCGTTTGCTTCAAGTGCGTTTTCGCATGCTCCTATAGGCGTTGAGGTAGAAGTAACGGGGTTAAGTGCTGTTTCCACTGTAGGAACAGTATCTGTAGTCGCAAAAGCATCTGTTAACGTAACTGGTATTTTTGTTAATGCTAATACTGGCGACGAAGGCATTGATGCACAAGCTAACATAACAGGCACGGGTGTCTCAGCTACTGTTAGCGCTGCTAGTGTAACTATTGATGGGCAAGCCAGTGTAGATGAAACGGGGCTTCAATTAACTTCTACTGTCGATGTCGTAACCGTTTCCGCCAACTCTGTATTAAATGTTACCGGAGTATCCGCTACCACCGCTGTTGGTATAGAAGACACTGATGCTGATGCAAACGCAGACGTAACTGGAGTCGATGCTACAGGTTCGGTTGGCTCTGTAGAAATTACCACTGGTAGACGGGTTGAAGTAACTGGCGTAGAGGCCAGCACAGCGATAGGCGACGAAACCGTTGGTATTGGTATCAATGTACGTCCTACGGGTGTTTCTGCTACTACCACCACAGCCAGCGTAACTATTGAAGCAGACGCGATTATAGACATTACGGGTGTTCAGGGCTCGGCCACGGTTGCTGATGTAACTATTACTGCGGATGCGTCACTAGATGTCACAGGTGTAGCTGCTAATACCGCTGTAGGGGACGAAGGCGTCGATGCGGAAGCCATAGTTACTGAGACTGGGCTTGGAGCTACTACAGCAATTGGTAGCATTACAGTTACTGCAGATGCTACGATAACCCCAACTGGTGTGGTGGCCGCAGGCGAACTCGGCGTAGCGTTTGTTTGGGGCGAAATCGATGACGCCCAGACTCCGAGCTGGGTAGACGTAGATGATTCACAAAGCACCACGTGGACGCTCGTGGATGATGGCAACACGGTAACGTGGGTTGAGATAGAAACGTAGGTGAAGTATGGCGAGTACATATAGTAACAATCTGAAACTTGAGCTGATTACCACAGGTGAGAAAGCAACCACTTGGGGTTCGATCACGAACACAAACCTAGGTACGACGCTAGAAGAAGCAATTGTTGGGTCTGCTGATGTGACGTTTTCTAGCTCAGATCTCTCTATAACTCTTACCAACTCCAATGCGACACAGGCCGCACGTAACGTACGTCTCAACTTGACGGGTACTACTGGCGGAACAGCGCGTACGCTGACCGTGCCTGACATCGAGAAAACCTACATTGTTAACAACGGCTGTGCTGATGCCGTTGCTATCTCTAACTCGACTGGCTCTACGGTATCTGTCCCTGCTGGTAAGACTATGTGGGTCTATTCGACTGGGTCTAACGTAGTAGATGTAACTACACACCTTACGTCTCTTACAATAGGTGCAACAGTAGATCCGGTTGTAACGGAAGCTGCGACCCAGACGCTGACTAACAAGACTTTGACATCACCAGCGGTCACAGGGCTTACAGGTAGCTTAGCTAGTTCAGTAACCGCAACGACACAGTCTGCTTCTGATAACTCAACTAAAGTCGCTACAACTGCTTATGTCGATGCGGCCACAGGTTCTTTAGGCACTATTGCTACTCAAGACGCGAACAACGTTAGTATCACAGGTGGCGCGATAAGCGGTGTAACTCTTGCGGGCACAGGCGATAACATCACCCAACTTAGCGGTTCAAACATCTCACAGGGCACTGTAGCAGGTGCGCGGCTTCCGTATGCTACATCAAGTGTACGCGGTGCAATACGTGTAGAAGTGAGTGGTAGCACCGTCAACATCTATACGAGCGACTAATTATGGCTTTAGTTATCGACGGAGATACTAAGCGCTGGTACGAGGACACTATAAATGTCAACGGCACTACTATATCTAGCCCGAACTCTCCGGGCACCATAAACGTTAATGGTACAAAAATACATGGCCTGACTGGGTTTAGCTCTGAAACAACAATAATGACTGGTGGACTAGCCCCTGACTCTGCTGATATTGAAAACATGCTATCTACGTTTCAATCCTTAGACGCATTTCATTCTCAAGGATATACGCAAGGGCCGGGTACAGACACAACCTATACTGTCTACGTTAAAGAAGGTTACAGGGTGGTGTCATCCGATGGCACTTTCACTGGCACAGCATCTCCGGGGACTCAGGTTAGATTTTATTCGGGTCGAACAGTGACAGGGATCAACACATCTCACAATGGCGGTACAAGTTTCACTGTGCGCCGCGACGATGGAGCCTAGATATGATTTTTGAAGCCATAGCAGCGATCAAGATAGCGAACGAGGCTATTGGCGCAATTAAAGAGTTTGCAGGGCATGTTCAGTCCGTCGGTGAAATGGGCAAGGATCTAACTAAGCTAGCCGACGCAAAAGACCAGTTAGAGAAAGATGCTAAAGATGGTGACATGCAGGCTTTTTGGGCTCTAGAGGACATCAAGCGTCATGAGGCTGAAGTCAAGCAAATGTTTATCTACAACGGTCGGGCGGGACTGTGGGATGACTACCAAAAGTTCATAGCCAACCGTAAGCAAATGCGGGAGAACGAGCGTAAGCGTGCAGAAGCTAAAAAACTGGCTAGAAAAAAAGCCATACAGAATGGATTTTTGTATGGTGCTGTTGGCATTGCTGTTCTCGGTGCTGTGGGCGGGGCCGTGGCCTTACTACTGTGGGTTATTAGTCTTAAAGGTAAGTAGTGGATGAGCGACTTATTCATAAGTCCTTTTCATCCCGTTTACAGGAAGCCCGACGCATGGTGTCCGGTTACGGAGTACCAGCAGAAGTCAAAGGAACTTCCATATATAAACTGGCAGAGGCTCTCGAATCAATACACAGTAGAATCAATAACATACGGAAAGAATGCCCAAGTCATAGAAACGAAGAACAATGTGTTGGAGATATTGATATGACAGAAGAAATGCAAAAGTACGACCTCAATGGCGACGGTGTGCTGGATGAACAAGAACGCAGAATCATGTTGGAAGACATGCGCCGCAAGATGGAAGACGAGGACGCCCAGCGTGACTCGATCCGTAAGATGGCTTGGTTTGCTCTTATTGGTCTTCTACTGTATCCATTTGGGATTTTTCTTGCTGATGCCTTCGCTATGGGTACTGCCGCGCAACTAATCGCTGACATCGCTCCTACTTACTTTGCGTCTATTGCCGTATTAGTAAGCGCATTCTTTGGGGCGTCAGCAATCGCAGGGAAGAAAAAGGACAGTTAATATGGAGTTTGTATCTGGATTAATTGTTTGTCTATTTGCCATTTGGCTATTAGTGGGTGATAAAAATGCTTAGTCTAAGCGATGTCCAATTCGTCGCAGTTATTTCTTCAATTTCTTTTTTAACGGCTTTAATAGCGGGGTAACGTTATGCTTAACATGCTACTAGGCCCAGCACTTGAGCTAGGCAAAGACTTTATCAAAGGGAAGGCTGAAGAGAAGAAAGCAATTCAGCAAGCCAAGATCCATAAGATAAACAATGATGCTAACTGGGAAGCATCTATGGCTGATGCAACCAAGTCATCTTGGAAGGATGAATGGTTCAGCTTGATCCTCAGTGCGCCCCTGATCGCTGTTGCCTACAGCGTGGCGATGGACGACCAAGCCATTATTGCTCGTATGGACGAGGCGTTTAGCGCACTCAATTCCTTGCCGGAATGGTATCAATACTTACTATTTATTGCGGTCAGCGCGTCATTTGGCGTTAAGGGCGCAGACAAACTCATGGCTATGAAGAAGGGTAAGCAATGATGAATATCGACCAACTACGCATGGAGCTGGAGTACGACGAAGGCTGCAAGTATGAAATTTACCTAGATCACCTTGGACTGCCTACGTTTGGTATTGGGCATTTAGTTACTGAAGATGATCCAGAGAACGGGCAAGAAGTCGGTACTCCTGTAGACGAGGCCCGTGTAGTAGAAGTGTTTGAGCAGGATGTGCAGATCACTATCGGTGAGTGCAAGAAGCTCTATGATGACTGGGATGACCTACCAGAAGAAGTACAGCTAATTATCGCCAACATGATGTTTAACATGGGCCGTCCACGTTTGAGTCAGTTTAAGATGATGAAGACAGCGGTAGACGCACGCGATTGGGCAGAAGCTGCTATCCAGATGGCGGATAGCAAGTGGTACAATCAAGTACCTAACCGAGCGGGCCGCCTGTGTGAGCGCATGAAGAACGTTGCATAAGGAATACTCAGATGCCTCTTATCAAGTTACAGTTCAAACCGGGTATTAACCGCGATCAGGCTAACTACACGAACGAAGGTGGGTGGTATGACTGTGACAAGATACGCTTTCGAGCGGGCTTTCCAGAGAAAATTGGTGGCTGGATCAAGGCAACATCTGAGTCTTACTTAGGAGTAGCACGTAGTCTGCTCAACTGGATTACTTCGTACTCGGATAACTTACTAGCTATAGGTACGCATAAAAAAGTCTATATTGAAGCTGGTGGTAACTTGTACGACATCACTCCTTTACGGGCTACGTTTACATCTACGGACACCGATAACTGTTTTGCGACTACAAATACTTCTACAGATGTAACGGTAACTATCACTGGTCATGGGGCTAGCGATGGCGACTACGTTACTTTTTCTGGTTCTACTGCTGTCGGAGGTGTACCTGCTGACGAACTCAATGCAGAGCATGTGGTGCAATATGTTGATGCTAATAGCTTTATTATTAGTGTTACTACAGCAGCTACATCTACTGTAGCCGCCGGGGGCGGAACAGGTATCACCGCAGAGTTCCAAGTAGAAGTCGGTAACCCTGACACTACTCTAGGCTATGGCTGGGGAGTGGTCACGTGGGGAACGGGCAGTTGGGGCCTTGGTGCCCCCGCTACGTTTGAACCTGTAAACTTACCGCAACGTGATTGGTTCTTTGACAACTTTGATAATGACCTCATTCTGAATATCCGTAACGGCAAACCCTATTACTGGGCGCGGGGCACTATTTCTGTGCCTGACACTGCGTTAAGTGCGCGGGCTGTAACACTACAGTCTGTAGCTACTGCGGATGGATATGACGCTAACGATGTGCCGGTTAAGGTCGGACAGTTGCTTGTGTCTCAGCAGGACAAGCATTTACTAGCGTTTGGCGCTGTTCCTTATGGCTCTACATCTGCGGCTGACTTTGATCCGCTACTTATCCGCTGGGCTAGTCAGGATGCACCGGGGCAGTGGGAGCCACAAGTTACTAATTCTGCTGGCTTTATCCGTGTATCACGTGGGTCGAAGATTGTACGGGCGTTACCAACTCGTCAGGAAGTCTTGGTTTGGACTGACACACACCTGTATGCATTGCAGTTCTTAGGAACAACTGATGTGTTTGGTTTGCAGGAATACGCTGACGGTATTTCCATCGCTAGTCCACGTGCTGTGGCTACTGCGGCAAACGCAACGTTCTGGATGGGCCGAGATAAGTTCTATGTATACACCGGTCGTGTAGACACCCTGCCTTGTTCCGTACGTAATTACGTATTTTCTGACATCGACTTTACTCAAGCTGACCAGATTGTGTGTGGTACTAACGAGGAATGGAGCGAAGTCTGGTGGTTCTACCCAAGCGAAAGTAGTGGTAATAACTGGAATGACCGCTACGTCATTTATAACTACCTCGATAGGATCTGGTATTTCGGCACTATTGAGCGTACCGCTTGGCTGGATGCACCTAACCGTGAGTTCCCAATCGCTGCTGGTTCTAGCCGCACTGATTCTGTTGGTTACCTCTACGACCATGAGAATGGCATCGAGGATGATACTGGGCCAATGACATCGTTTATTGAGTCTTCCGACTTTGATCTTGGTGATGGCGAGTCTTTTGCGCTTACACGCCGTATTATTCCTGACATAGAGTTTATTGAGTCCACTTCCCTGACTCCTGAGATTGACATGGAGATCAAGACTCGTAACTTCCCGGGCGGCGCACTGTCTTCAGATAGCGCAGATAGACGCCGTATTGTTAGAACTTCTGTAGGCACATACACCGACCAAGTATTTATTCGCGCCCGTGCTAGGCAGATGGCGCTAAGGGTGGAGTCAGACACAGCCGGAGTTCAGTGGCAGCTTGGCTCTCCACGCTTAGATGCAAGAACGGATGGCAAACGCTAATGGCGATGGAGAAGTTTAGGGCGGCACCACTGCCGAACCCTACCATAGAGTACGATGCGGAAACACAACGCCAGTTGATCCGTGTGCTTGAGGTCTACTTCAACCAGCTAGACTCACAGACCCCGTTACAGGCTGAATATTTCAAAGGCCGTGGTGATGAGCTGACTGTCCCATCCGCTTTGTATTACAGCACTCAAGACCAAGCCCCTGTTGTCGTAGACACAGCGTATGACCTGACTTACAACAATGTGTATTTTGAGAACGAGCTAACGCTGACTAACAGTAAAGAAATCTATGCGACTCGTACTGGCATCTACAACTTCCAGTTGTCCGCACAGCTATTTAGTGCAAGTTCTAACGCTAAGACTATGCAGATATGGATTAACCGTGATGGTACAGATATTGGGTTCTCAGCGCATGCCTACACAATCAGCTCAAACAGCGCGTATGAGGAAGTAAACTGGAACTTTAACATCGACTTAGCTGCTGGTAGTTACATAAAAATACGTTATGCCGCTGATAATTTAGACTTAAAATTTGACTCTACAGCAGCATCTGCGCCCTATCCGGGTATTGCATCAGCCGTAATGGCGGTAAACTTCGTCTCTAGCACACGTGGGTTTACCATTGCAACACCGCCGTAAATGAGGATAATTAAGCTATGAGCCTAGAATACGCAGCAGAAGCAGTCCGAAGTAAGGGACGCGGCGACGACACAATGCTTGTCCACATGACCCCCGGTGAGGTCAAAGGACTACAGCAGTTGGCGATGGCCTACGGCGGTAGCTTATCCACAAACCCAGAAACGGGTCTACCTGAAGCTGGCTTCCTCAAATCCTTATTACCTACGTTGATTGGTGCTGGTCTCACTATATTCTCAGGTGGCGCGATCAATCCACTGACTGCTGGCCTGATTGTTGGCGGCGTAGAAGGTGTGCGTACTGGTGATCTTGGTAAAGGTCTAATGGCTGGTCTTGGTGCATACGGTGGCGCAGGACTAGGTTCAGCAGCGTATGCCGCAGGTAATCAAGCGGGTACGATGGCCGCATCAGAAGCGGGTAGGCAGACCGCATTACAATCTGCAGCTACTCAAACTCCTAGCTTGGCTACAACACCACTTCAAAGCAGTTTAACAACAGGGGCTAGTTCAGCGTTTAGTCCAGTAGCAACTCAAGCGGCCCCTTCCGCGCTTCAAACCGCAATGCAAGCGGGGTCTAGTTCAGCAGCTAGTGGTTTAGCTACTCCGATTAGCGCAGCTACTTACGCTGCTCCAACAACAGCTATGGGTAATTTAGCTCAAGCAGGATCTGGTATAAGTAATATCCTTGGCACTTCGGGTACGGCAGCTACACAAGAAGCGGCGCGTAACGCAGCAATGGCCCAACTTGGTGGTGGTACAGGTTTGGCTACAACAGCCGGAGCCGCATTGGCGGGACCACTAAGTCAACCAGCACCAATGCCTGAAGTAGAAGAATATGAATACAACTACGACGGTCCGTATAAGCCTACAGAGCGCAAGGTGCGTTACCCCGGCCCTGAACGTGATCCTACTGATTCTTCTGAGTTCCAGTATTTTGACGTTGTAAACCCATCACCGGGTTTTGAGCCTATGGCTTCTAGTACGCCACTCCCAGAGAATACGTACGGCCCAGATGCACCGCGCTTTGCAGGTATCCCAGTAGAAATAGCGACTGATCCAGAGCGCATGCGGGACTACCAGCAGAATCCAGACCTATATAGTTTTGCAGAAGGTGGTGGGGCTAAGATAGCGCCAACGAGTTATGTAGCAGGGCGAGACGCCGAGTTTGATTATGGCTTCCAGCCTATGGCTAACGTACCGTCTACCCAGCCAGTACAAGGGCAAATGCAAACGCAAGGTGTAAGTGGGTTACCGGGGTATAAAACACAAAGCCTCGCTGATCTACAAGCGCAAGGTAAGATTGGGCGTGGTACAGGGTTTGCCGGTACTAATTTAACAGGGCAACAACATCAAAGTTCTATAATAAATCACTTTTTAAACCACCCACAGATCGGCCCACAACTACGCGCTGATGGTTATTATGCAGAAGGTGGCGAAGTAGACATGCACAATAACGGCTTTGTTGTCGATGCACACACTGTGTCTGAAGTCGGTAACGGTAGCTCAAATGCGGGCATGGAGCGGTTTGCACGGATCGGTGGACAGCCTATTATGGGACCGGGTGACGGCACTAGCGACTCTATCCCAGCGAATATTGACGGTATGCAGCCAGCAATGGTTGCCCGTGATGAGGTTTATATGCCGCCAGATGCTGTAGCAATGTACGGTGGTGGATCGCTCAAGGTTGGCGAGAAAAAACTATATGCACTTATGGAACAAGCTCGAAAGTCGCGTAAGAAGAATGGACGCGGGCAGAGCACAGGGCTGAAACAACTGGTGGCTTAATGCAAGTATCTGCTGTACCGGCTGAATACGTCAAACAGGTTTGGCCGGACGTTACAGAGTATATGCAGGGTGCGGCTGATTACACTTATGGACGCTACGAAGTTAGCGACATTTTGGACTTAATCACCGACTATGATTACACATTGTGGATTGCGTTTACTGAAGAAGGTATAAAAGGTGCAGTTGTTACAAATTTTAGCGATTACCCTCGTAAGCGTATGTTATGTATGCAGTTTTGCGGTGGCGTTGAAGTTAATACTTGGCAAGGACCAATGTTAGAATTATTGCAGCGTTGGTCAAAAGACAACGACTGTGACGGAATAGAATCCACCGGAAGGGTAGGATGGAGTAAAGTATTCAAGTCTGATGGCTACAAACCGCTATGGCAGACTTACGAACTACCTGTAGACGTACAGGTCGAGGAGCGGAAATATGGGTAAGGGTAGCGGACCTTCACAACCAAGCAGCCAAACAGTAACGCAGACTAACCTGCCGGAATACGCTCGTCCGTATTTTGAGAATCTTTTGCAACGGACTCAGGCTGAATCCTACAGGGATTACACGCCATACCAAGGTCAGCGTATTGCTGGGTTCACACCAGAACAGCAAGCCGTACAGGGCGAAGTTGCTGGTATGCAGACTCCGGGGCAGTTCCAAGGCGCTAATCAGATGACGACAGCCGCAGGGCTAGGTTCGTTAGGCGCGGGCGCACAGGCTATGGGCGCTGGTCAGCAGTACGCTCAGATGGCTACCGATCCAAGTCAGATCCAGTCTTATATGTCTCCTTATATGCAGAATGTTGTAGACGTACAAAAGCAATCTGCTATTCGTGATGCACAGAAGCAACAACTAGGTGCGAGCCTAGGGGCGGCTAGACAAGGAACGTACGGCGGTGCAAGACAACTCTTGGCACAGACCGAAAGAGAACGTAATCTAGGGTCACAACTTGCTAATATCCAAGCGGCTGGCTCTCAAAAAGGTTTTGAAGCAGCCCAACAGGCACAACAGTTTGGTTCGCAACTGGGATTACAGGGCATCCAGACTGGACTGCAGGGTTTAGGGCAAGTCGGCCAAATGGGCGCCCAGCTTGGTCAATTAGGTACACAAGAACAGGCCGCAAACCTACAACGGTTGCAGGCACAGGCTGCGTCTGCCGGTGAGCAACGTGCGCTTGACCAACAGCGTATGGATATGTCGTATTCTGACTTCTTACGCCAGCGTGATTATCCGCAAGAACAGCTTGGCTTCTACAGCTCGATTCTTCGTGGCTTGCCAGTACAAATGGGTTCTACGCAGACTGCGTATGCCCAGCCTCCATCAATGCTACAGCAGGTAGGTGGTCTCGGACTGTCTGCTCTTGGTCTGTATAACTTGGGACGATAAGAGATGAACGTATACAGCATCACAGCTCCTGAAGAAATCGCCAAGAAGTACGGTGGTAACAAGAAGAAAATTCAACAAGCTGCAGCACAGGGGTTAATTGCTCCTACTGAAGCAGTTATGGCAGGTATGTTTATCGACCGCATGCGTAACGCAGCGGCGCAAGAGCAAGCTCAACAGCCTACCGTCGCTGAACAGGTTATGAACCCACAGCCACAGATGCCACCACAGGGTATGGCGGCTACGCCACAGGCGCAGCAGATGGCTCAGCGTCCACCTCAGATGGGCATGCCACAACAGATGCCTCGTATGGCTATGGGCGGCGGTGTTAATTCTATTGACTACGTTGAAGGTAATTATGCACCGGGTGGTATTGTTAGCTTTAGCAAAGGAGCCGTACTAAGTAAAGAACAGCTACTAGCTCAGCTTGGGCAAGCATATATGGCTGCTGGCAGTGCTCAAGAACGGGCTGAGATTAACGCTCAGATAGAAAACATTAAAAAAATGGGCGCCGTGACTAGCCCCGGCGGACAGGCTGTAACTGACTCTCGTCTAAACCAAGACGCTAGCTTCACCGGCGCAGCGCCTCTTACTGAAACGAACCTGTTTGACCAACTCAAAAACGCTGAGCCAGCGGCAGTTCCCGGAGAGGCAGCAAGGCAAGCACGTATCGCTGCCGCTAATCCTGTGGATACTGCTCCAGTCGAAGAATCTTCTGGATTTACCCTTCCCGGATTCGATGCATACCTTAATAACATGCGGGCGGACACACAGGACGCTAAAAGGCTACAGCGTCAAGTTTCTAGCACGGACGATGCTGGGCTTCTAGGCGCGGTGGAACAGGGCAAAAAGATAGCTTCTAATGTACCTGCAGGTATAGGTTCATTTGGGTTAGGGGATGAGGGCACCATCGCTCGTGCAGAAGCTATCCTAGGAAAAACTCGTGCAATGACTCCTAAACAAACAGAGGCTCCAGCGGGGCTAGCAAGCACGCAAGAGGCTAGAGATTTTGGGGTGGATGCTGTACCGCTAACTGCTGCTCAACAAGAAATGCAAGACAACGTAATGCGGATGTCTGAAAGACGAGCTAATGTAGGTCTTATACCAGATTGGTTAAAAGGTCGTAGATTCCAAGACCAAGATACTGATCGGATGCCTACCCGTGACGACGTTAGAGCTAAATTTGAAGCTGAACAAGCAGCTAAAGCAGCGGAAGCGGAAAGCACGTTTGTACCTAAAGAAGGCACAATGCTTAAAGGCGATGAGGCTCTAGCAAAAGTAGCGGAACTAGAGAAGAAAGAAGCGGAATTGAGAGCCGCTGCACAGACTGAATCAGGATCAGAATCAGTTTCAGATCAAATAAATAATGTTCAGGAGGTGGTTGAGAAAGTTAATGCTCCGAAGGTTGAAGCCACTGATCCTACAGCAGCGTCTGCGGCGCTTACCGCTATTCAAGAACAAAGCAAAGCAATTACCGACAAATTTGATTCTTTACTTACAGAGGCTGACGGCGACTTTAATAAGAAGATTGAAGAAATTATGAAGCCCGCGGCCAAGGGCGAGTTCCGTAAAGAAATGGAAGCATTGGTTAAGGACCGTGACGCACGCTTCAAGTCAGCTAAGAAAGAAGCGTTTAGCATGGCGTTATTGCAAGCGGGGCTTGGCATGCTCGGCCAAGGTGGCGGACAAACAGCGTTGCAAGCGCTTGGTAAAGCCGCACTTCCAGCTACTAAGCAATACGCAGATTCAATTACAGCCGCTAAGAAAGAAGATCGTGAACTCTTACAGCTCGGTCTTAGCCTTGAGCAAATGGATGCTAAAGAGAAGGCAGCTACAGATAGGCTTCTTGCTCAAGTGTACGGGCAACGTGCTAACTCTATACGTCAAACCGCGACTCAGTTGGCTACTAATGCCAATTCAGTTGCAGCGAGTTTGTATAGCGCTGATGTTACAGAACGTGTTGGTATGAAAAAGGCCGCTGCTACTCAAGCCATTGCGGAAGGACAGGCTGAAGCTAATCTACTTACTAGACTCAGCTCTACGCGATCAAGCAGTCTAGAGGGTATAAGAAAAATACAAACTGATATTAACGACGTTGCCGATGACGTAAGAAATTCACAACAATTTTTGAAACTACCAAAATTAGAAATGCAAGCCAGTGCTCCTGACGCGAGTGACAAAGTAGTTGCGGAGTACCAAGCGCTGAAAGCAAAACTAGATGAAGAAATTGAGAGAAGAACGTCGGGGCTAAATAGATTATTGAGACAACGAGAAAATGAACTCGCTGGAATACAGAGGCAGTTATTACCAAATACTGTTGCTCCGGGCGACATAGCAAGCTCACGAGTTAAGTAGGCATAGGGAGAACGTATGCCAATCTACGAATTAGCGTTAAAAGACGGACGTAAGTTTGATGTAGAAGGCCCCGAAGGTGCTACTGATGCTCAGTTAGCTGCTTTACTTAATCAACAATTGTCTGCGCCCGCAACTGATTCTGTAGATCCCATAGATCAGCAGATGCAGGAAAACCTAGCCGCTGCTGAAGCAAGAACTAAAGCCGCGCAGGATGAATTTAGACGGGTACAAGAGTCCGATGCTTCTTTTGGTGAATCATTAGCGGATATTGGTATAGGAGTTCAGCGGGGAACTTTAACCATAGTTGACGCAGCTATTGACGCATTTGGTGGTGCTAGTAGCGACGCATCTAAATTTATGAAGCGAGCGGATAAGCATTTAGCCGCTTTACTATCCGCCGAAGGGCAAGCTGACGCCGAACGCGCCGCACAGATCATCGCGGATGCAGAAGGTAAAGGGATTAAAGAAGAGCTTATCGCGGGTTTACAAGCGGTAGCCGCAGATCCTAGTGGAATTATTTCGCAAGCTGGCGGTAGCGCCATACCTTTTATTGCAACTAGCTTACTAGGGACACCCGCGCTTGTTGGGCTCGGTGCTGTAACTGGAGCAGGTATTGTAAAAGGTGGCGTGTATGACGCTGTAGAAAGTGAGTTATTAAAAGAAGGGGTGGACCCTGAACGCGCTGCCGCCGCAGCAGAACAAGCACAGGCTTATGGTGGCGAAAACATAGACCAAATTCTTTTGGGTACGCTCCTTGGCGCAGGTGCCGCAGTAGGGCCGCTCGAAAGAATTTTAGTAAAAAAACTGTCCGGTAACATAGCAGCACGCCTAGCAAAAGGCACGGTCGCAGAAGCAATTCCTGAATCTATTCAGGCTGGGCAAGAAAAATTTGCACAGAATCTTGCATTGCAACGTGAAGGGTTTGATGTTGATTTAGGTGCAGGTGTAGCGGCTCAAGCCTCTATGGAAGGTTTCGCTGCCGCGCCGCTTGGTGGTATAGCCGGTATACCTCGTGGCCCCGAAACTCCTACTACACCCCCGCCATCCACACCACCTGCAGAACCAGCTCCTGTAGTTGATGATCGTGGCCCCGGAGAGGTTGCGGCAGAAGAGCTACTAGCTAGACTTCGCCCTGAAGGAGCTACCACAACTGAAGCTGAACCAGAGGCACCGCCAGCGGGGCAAACGACAGCAGAAGAAATGCTTGCAAAACTCCGCCCTGAGTCCACCGTGGCCGATGCAGAAGTGGGAGCCGCTAAACAAGACGCGGATAGTGCGGATGCTTTACTAGATGCTACCCAAGCAGAGTATAACGCTCGCATAAGTGAGTTAGTTGTTGACCAAAATTTGTCTCCTGAAGAAGCGGAGCTACAGGTAGCTGAAGCGCAGCCTGAGTTAAAGGCAAAACTTGACAACGCTATCGCGGGCGTAGAAGAAGCGAGAGTGCGAACAAAAGAAGCTGAGAAAAAAATAACAGCAGAAAAGACAGCGGAAGAAGCAGCGAGGGTTTCCGATTTAGAAGCGTTGCTTGAGCAAGAGCGTTCACAACAGGAACAAGACGCTGAAGCACAGCGAGAGCAACCAAAAACTACTGAAACTACAATTGAGCGGACTACGCCAGAAGGTGAGACTACGGTAGAAACGACTCGTACTCAAACTGCTCGTGGAGTGTTAGCTGAGCAGCAGAGTGTAAAAGAAGAGCAAGACAAACGCCGCGAACTGCTAAACGATCCTAAAAAACTTGCTGAATATGCAGAAGAAACTGGCCAAACTGTTGAAGAAGCGCAGGCACTGCTAGAACAGAATGTGGTTGATAATCTAGCGCGGGAAGGCGAGCTGGATGACGTTGTTAACAGTCCTGAGTTTAAAGAACTGCAAGCAGAAGAAAAAGCTAAAGCGTCTAAAATTAAGTTTAAAGACACTACTGACCCAAACGCGGAAAAAGCCGCATTAGGTCTAGCGCCGGAAGAAGAGACTACTCCGGAAAATCAACGTATAGCCAACATTGAGGGGCTTGTTAGCTACGCTCGTCAGAAAAAACAAGTGGCGGCGAGTAAATACAACACCGCTGCCAGAGAAGCCAGACGTTTAATACAAAGACTACAACCCAGCCTTACTCCTGAACAACTAGATAGTGAAGCGGCTAGCTATTTACAAGAGTCCGCAGAAAAAGTTGCGCTTGATAACGCTACGCAAGATTTAGATGTTTTACAAACTGAAGCTAGAGAAGGGCAACAAGAAAGGCTTTCTCAAAGCGGCGCTAGCTTAAAACGTACTAACGAAATAGCGAATCGGCTACGCGCCGAACAAAAAGCGTTAGGCAAAGATAAATCTGAACAGCTAGAAAACGCAAATGTAGTCCCCGATGCCCTATCAGAAGCAGACACAGAAGTAATAGACAACGCAAGAAACGGCGGTTACCCAGACGCTAACGATGCTAAGTTAAATCCTTACAATGCTCTGCGTATCTATGCGTCTAAGTCAGATCGTCCTGAAGATGTAATTAACTACATCGCATACGACATAGTTTATCCGTTAAGTAAGAAAGTAAAATATGAAGAAGGTAAAGCTCCTGCTCCCGTATACACCGATCAGGTAGCCCAACCAACAATTAGCTTAGCGCAGGTAAGGGAGCACCTTGGAAAACCTGAAGGTAAAATATCTCAAAAATTACAGGATCAAGCGCGTAGAGAATTAGGCGAAAGTGAACAGTATTTTGAAGCGCGAGAAATTAACAGAGGGCTATACCATCGGCCCACAGCACTCGCCGCTGCTAAGTATTTACGCCAATACGGAAGTAAAGAAGTTAGGAACCTACTTTCTGAGCGTTTAGCGGCATGGCGTCGCAGCCGCCTAACTATTCTCGCTGCTTACAACAACATGAATATGGACCCTGATGCGTTTATTAAGCCTAACGCAGCAGCAGAAGCTGTAGATCATGTGGAACAGCGTCGTATAGAAGACGCTAGGCTAGCAGCAGAAGAAGTAGTTGAGCTTAATAAAGAAACTGAAAACTTACGTAAGCAACTAGGCGCTAAAACTCCAGTAGCTAGCAAGAACGAACGTAAAAACTTGCTTACTAGCCAGCTAGCTCGTGGTGGCTTCTTGGAAGGACTCAATGATTTGGCTGTAGCTATCGTGCTTAACGACACCGTTAAGCTAGCAGGGGAGCCTTCTTTTGCTGATGTGGTTACTATATACGGCGGCGACTTAGCTATTACCCGCGCTTTTGAGACTGATGAAATACGAGACGTAATAAGAGAGCAACGTGCACTGGGGCGGTATAAAAAAGTAGAGGCTAAAGACGGCCAACCTCTAAGCCGAGCCGAGCGTGTAGAAGCCTCAGAGATTGATTTAATAAAAGAAGAAGATGTCATAAAAGAGCTAGAGCAACAGAAGAGAGATGGCGAAATTGACGTAGCTGCGTTTTCCGATGAACAAACGGACCAGCTAATTAAAGAGGCTAGAGATACGTTTGGCCCTATTGATGATGACTTTGAAGCTATTGAAGACGTATTAGCAGACAACGGAATTGAAGTGTATTTGGAATACAACGCTTTGATGGCATCTGAGGCGCTTGTGCCCCCAAGCGTGTATCAAGCATTGAAAGCTGGAGATCTAAGGCTTACGTTAGATTTGTTGCAACAAAGCACACCAAATAAAATGCTTGCCCGCACAATCCGTAAATTTATGGAGAATGTAGGGACTACAAAAATACAATTAACTCCGGGGCTAGTTGACGCTAAAGGCAAGCCTGTACCGGGTAAATTTGATCCTACCACCAATACTATTAGCATTAACCCAGATGAGGGTGTTACCGCTCATGCAATCATGCATGAGATGGGCCATGCTATTACCTTAGACACCATACGTAATAAGCCCGGTAGTATTCATGTTAAGCGGCTACGGACTATATATGACAGCTTGAAAAACCGTCTAAGCACCGCTTATGGCGCACAATCTTTAGAAGAGTTTGTGGCTGAGTTCAAATCCAACGTTGAGTTTAGAAAAGAAGTAGCGCGACTTACAGCTAAAGGACAGCGGGTTTCTGCGGCTAGAGAAATAATACGAGCTATACGTAATCTATTACGTAGAGTTATGGGGCTGGAACCTAAAGGATCAGAAGCCACAGTAGCGGAAATAGACACCTTAATTGACTCAATAATTGACCCCGCTCCGTATTCTGCAAGCGGTGCTCCAGCGTACTTAAACAGTGATCGTGGTGGCGTTAAAAAAATCTTTAAACACATGGCGATTAACCAGCGCAGGAAAGCATCTGAGAAAGACCGTGCGTCCTTACTTGATAAAATACTTAGTTTCTTGGGCTCGCCTTTTAGACTGTTTGCTCAACGCACACTACTTGGTGCCGCTGATTTACTTACAGTTAGTCAAATATACGAAGCGCTTGGTATGGGTAGGACCGGGTTTAAAGTACAGCGCTCCATTGAAACTCAACGCGCTAGGCTTGTTAAATCAGATCAAGCAGTTCAGGACGAAGTAGATAATCTTGCTGAGTGGTTTGATTCTGTAGGCCCACAGGCGGAAGCTAGATTTAACGCTGTTGTTTACAGCAGCGAATTTGGCGCAACTATCTTCCAAATAGACCCCAATAAACCTAGGTCTGAATATGCTGGGAAACTGGCAAAGGATGACGTAACAGATTTAGGCGATGTATGGGATGACTTGCAACGAGTATGGAATCAAATAGGCAGAGATGTAGGTAAAGGCGGTGTAAACGGACAACAGATGTTTAACCGGTTACGCAAGTTTTATTCTGACCAACGCAAATCAATGTTGGAAATAATACAAGCCACTTTCAAAGACATAATGCCCGGTGACCAAGATGCTAGCGTACGGCAGACGCTCATAAGTAGGTTACTAGCCGAGCAAGACACGTTAGAAGTTTACTTTCCATTAGAACGTGTAGGTAAGTTCATGCTTTCCTACAATCTAGACCCTAATTCAGTCGAAAGAGGTGTGGAACCCTATGTTGTAAGGTTTTTTGAAACTGACAAACAACGTGAACGAGCTATATTAGAGCTTTCAAACGACCCAACGGTGATTAACGAGTCCTTTAGTACCGATGATTCTGGGTCTATGGAGCAAGTAGCTAAAGAGTCCCCACCATCTTCTTTTGTTAACGCCTTGCTTACAGCGTTAAATAACAACCCAGAGACCAGCGGTGAGGCTGGTAGAGCTTTGCGCGAACAGGTATTGCGTACATTTGTAAATGCTCTACCGCAAACAGCTATTGCGCGGTCCTTACAAAAACGTAAGGGAACACTAGGTTATGAAGCAAATTCACTGCTAGCGCTTAAAAATCGCGCCTTTGAGTTCGGGCGCCAAGTCGTGCGTATGCAAGCGGTTAAAGAGCTAAATGCTTATCAAAATACTATAAACAATTTTGCGCTACCTACTTATCAACAAGTGCAAGCCTTAATAGAAAGAAACCCTAATTCTACGTTGTACGACATAGCTCGGGCTAATAATCTTACCGTAGAGTATATGCAGCGCATGATCGAAATAGCGGGGTCACGTAACCCTAGAAGAGCGCAAAGAAAGTATCACGATTCTATACGGGTTGTAACCCGAGAGCTTAATGATCGTATTAACTTTGCTAGAGAAGGCGCAAGATTTAAGGGCGCAGAAGAAATAGCTAAGACTCTTAACCAGTCCGCTTTCTTATTCACTATCGGGTTTAACGTGTCTTCTTATTTGGTGAATATGTCACAAGTGCCGTTGTTTGCATTCCCTTATCTGGGGGCAGACTACGGATACACTAATGCATATGGTGCTATACGTAAGGCTATGAACCAAGTAGGGGTGTTCAAAAACAATATAGAAAGCTACTACACCCTAGATGAGCAAGGTAACTTTGCAGTAATGGATACTGTAACCGATGCTAGGCAGAGAGCGCTGTTAGAGGAACTAGCGCCTGTAGTTCAAGAAGCCTCCGGGCGTGGTTTGTTAAACCAGACTTACATAGCAGACGTTATAGCACTGGGGGAGCAGAAGAACCTACTGGATACGATTACCGGACTCAGTGCGTTTATGTTCAACCACGGCGAAAGATTTAACCGTCAAGTTACGCTGATGGCTATTTATCAAATGGCTATTGAACGCCAGAAGAAATTAAACGACGCTCGTCCCGCAGATCGTAAACTGGCTGACTCTGTAGTGAAAAAACGAGCTATTGAAGAAGCTATCGAAAAAACTCAAATGGTTAACGGTGGAACTGTCATCGAAACCGGCATGCGTTATACAAATCAAAACGTGGGGCGTGTAGCGGGTATGTACAAAGGCTTCGGCGTGCGTATGTATACCACGATGTTTATGGCCTTACGCGACCTACTGAAAGGCATGTATCCGGGTTCCGATGCGGAAACTAAACGAAAACGTAACGTGGCGTTTAAGCAATTGGTAGGTTTGCATGGATCGGCAGCTTTGTTTGCAGGGGTATACGGTATCCCTATATACGGAGCCATAGCACTTGCGTACAACACATTTGCTGACGAAGACGAAGATGATTTTGACACCGTAGTGCGTAAAGCTATAGGTGAATTTTATTTCAAAGGCCCACTAAACGAACTTACTGGGCTTGATGTAGCTAGTCGCGTACGGCTAACAGGACTTGTTATCCAAGAGAATAGATACAACACTAATGCGTCTCCAGAAGAAAATTTATTGTTCTATCTGGGTGGCCCTGCTCTAAGTGTGGGTAAGCGGTTCGCACGTGGGGTGGCTGATCTCCAAGAGGGCAATATCGAACGCGGTATAGAAAATATGCTACCCGCTGCTATATCAAATGCTTACAAAGCTATGCCCATAGGGCGTTACCAAAAAGATGACGGTATATATACTCGTCGGGGCGACCCCATTTATGCTGACATGACGCACGGTGAACTAGCTGCTCAGCTTCTTGGCTTCCCACCTGCTGAATACACAGCGCGGCAAGAACGTAATTTGCGGGATAAGCGCATAGAAAAAGCCGTTACCACAACACGTACTAAGCTGTTACGTAAGTATTACATCGCGGCTCGTGCGGGGGATCTAGACGCTATGTCAGATGCTATAGACGAAATACTAGACTACAACGACCGGCATCCATACGCAGCGATAGATGGGGAGACCTTAGATAAATCAATGAAGCAGCATATTAAGGCTTCTGCAGAAATGTTTGATGGGGTATCTATTAGTCCAATAATGCGGGACGCCATTAACATGAGTCGTATGGACTATTCGTTCTATTAAAAAAACCCCGCACAAGGCGGGGCACAGCTTAGGGAGTCAACCCTTAGAGGTAACCACGAAAAAGCAACAGTGAACACTGCCTCAAGTTTCGTGAGTAAACTGTATACTAAAGCCGCCACACACGTAAACCCCTAACTCCTTCTTCGATAACGACTTTTGTTAAAATCTTGTATTTAAAGCGGTTAGTGACCGCTTTTATTTCATCTCGTGCCGACTTTGGGTCTAAACAGGGTATAAAAAACGAATACCCTCGTTTAAAATTACGCCAGTTAACATCGTAGCTAACTTTCTCCACCAGCATTTACCGACTCCTCAAACATGCTCTCTACATCTAAGAACTCGCTATTATCGCAATCTAGTAGCATTGCTCGCGTAGCCGGAGAAGATACTTTCATGCCTTTAGACATACGCTTGTATATCGTATCTTTCAGTATGCCCTTTTTAGTAAGGTCTTTAAGGACGCCTTTGTAGTTCAAGCGGTACTTAACACAGTCCTCTTTGAACGCCTTAGCAGATATGTACATCAATTTGGTGTCAGGCTCGTACCGTATAAGAAGATTGCCTCTAGGCTCCATGAGAGGCAGGGTCGGCATGTTGGAACGAGAATCCACCTCATCATTCACTACCAAAATGTTTTGCATATGCCGGTTAATAAAATCACCAACGGTCGCTACGCTGTCGTCAACTGGTGTGCGTACATCCTCACGTAGTTCTGGAAGCATTACTGAACCGCACCACTGATATATACGTTGTATATCCCAGTTGATAAGCCCTAACCGCCTAGCAATTATGCCGCCTGTTATGTTTGCTGCGATGATCGCGGACCAAAAACGTTCCTTCTGTGTAATTTTAAACTGCCTATCCGCACGCATTTGGATTGACCGAACAGCTTCTTTTACTTCTTCTAAGTTATTCACAAGGTATTCGGCGTATATGTCGCCAGCGTGACCGTAGTTTTCTAGTAGATCTGTATCAAACATAAACTTCAAAGCTACGTCGTTCTTGATCTCTTCGTCGGTCGGTATCTTATATTCTATGATCCGCATCATTTCCGCTTCCGGGCGGTTCTTAACAGACGCAAGAGATTCGTAGAAAGAGCTATTTGCAGAAGTCGTTACCAAAGTACACCAACTGGTCAGGTTCTTACGTAGCTCGTTACCTGACTGCTTCATACGCTCCTTACCTTTACCTTGTGATACACCATAAGCTAGGTGCGACACTTCTTGCGGAGCACACTCAGTCATTTCGTCCATCGTTACAGGTAGATTGTTATGGATACCTAAGCGCATAAACTTGGCGTTCATTGTGTCTTCTTTGAGCGCAGTTAAAGCCCTTGGGTGCCCCCATACGCTGTTCTGCATGTACAACACTGTAGATTTACCATCGCCAGAGCCTTCTGCTACTAAGCTAATCAAAGCCCCTTGCTGGCCTGTGTATTTGAAAATCGGCGCACCGAAAGCACTAAGTGTGGCGAACGCTTGCGGCTCTAGTCCTTTTCGACTGTATATCGCAAAGATCTCTTTCCATTTGTCAAATGAACCGGCCTTCTGCATATTCTCCACAAACGATTCCATTGACGGAGACGGAGGCGTGTGAAACACACCGTCTGGAGTTATCTCCCTATCCCCAATAATAAATTTGCTGTCATTATCAGCCCATCCAAACTGTAATCTCATCTTCTCCGCCTTCTCTCGTGTTTGCATCTCGCGTACAGATGCAATGATGTACCAACTCAGTAACTCACTTTTTTTAGTGTTCCCGCACAGTACGCCTTGTTCCGCCAATAGCTTTCTGACTTCTCTAGGTTCTGTTAGTTGGTAATTTGGAATAATAAATTCAATGATACCGTCATGCGGAGTGTGCAGTTTAAACACGGCGACATCTTTCTTAACAGGGTCTTTCATACGTTTGAGCAGATACAAGTCGTGCTCGTACACCAGAGTAGGCTCGACTTCATCGCTATCAGACTGATGCCATATACCGCCGCCTTTACCACGGAAAAATGGAAACGGGTATTCTGGTATTTTGTATACTTCCGCTACACCGTCTTCTTCATAAGAAATTATACTGTCCGCTTCGGAGGCACGTTCTATCTCACGGCCAAGCACGATAGGACTTTTAATCTGGCCTTTGAACGGACAATCGTCGCACCCACCGGGGTTATTCGCTTCAAACTTTTCGCAAGTATGTGGCCCAACTATGTGCTGTATCTTGTGTTCTACTTCATTATAGTTGTAACCGGGGTATTCAGAAGACAGTACGTGTATCGCTTTGGACGAGTCCTTGCAGAACTTAGCTATTGATAACGCATTGAACCATCTAGGTTCCGCTAGCGTTTGCTGTTCTTCGTAACAGGCTAGTATCTGCGGGCACCCGTTGCCTTTAGCGCTACGCTCTAAAATCTTTTTGAAGCTGTTAGTTGCTGAATCCGCAAACTGCTGGCCTAGCGCAGTTAACTCACGTTTTGGTGCGGTCTCAACTTTATCTTCTACACCAAGTATGTCTCGTAACTCATTGAAATCTATAGCATTAGCTTCTTGAATTACAGATACTGGCTTAGCTGGATCATCTTTAAAGTTATACGTACCGGGCACCCTAAGTACACGCGCAACTTCAAACACCGCAGAGTCTACATATAGCTCATGCGTAAAGCACAGCTCACGTAGGCGGTGTGCGACTGGCTCCCACTGCTCTCTGGTTACTTCTTCAGTCAGTGCCCAATAAACGTGGATACCACGGCCAGAGTTAACGAGTATAGGTTCAGGAAGTCCAACTAACTCACGAAACTCTTCTAACGCCGCTAGCCCAGCATCTTGATCTATATAGCCGTCAGGGCGGCCTGTTTTCTTGTTAACCTCTGCCTTGGTAGGACCACAATCAATGTCCAACCAGAAGGCTTTTAAAGCCCGTACATTATCTTTTTTCCGGTCTACGTCTGTTTGAAACTTAGCTACCGCAAAGAAAGCATTATATTTATCAGCCACAAACTGTTCTGATATTTCGTCTAGCTCTTCGCGGGTTTGTACAAGTTTTTGTACAATGCTACTCCCCTTTATACCGAAAGCGCAGAACCAGCCTTCTTCAGGCTGCACTGAGCGTAGTAGGTCGAATGTCATCCCTAAATCCCTTGCTGTGTAATTTTATTTGTCAGCGGCTAGTGAGCTTATTATTTCTTTTATCTGTAGTAACTTGGCACGTGGAGCGTTAGCCCCACAGAACCAGTTGTATACAGTTTGCCGTGTTACACCTAGATGGACTGCTACGTCCGAGACGGGTACATCGCGTTCGATGCAGAGCCGCCCCAGTTGTACGCCCAGCGAGTTGCCATCAGCTTTTTTATTCAGCTCGATAAGCCTATTGCTGTAGCCATAGCTCATTAGCCTTCATCGCCCCATGTACTCAATACATCAGCGAGTTTGCTGTTTTCTGGTTTAGGTTCAGCTTTTTTAGCCTGACGCTTAGCTGGCTTCGCTTCTTCTACTACTGGCTCTTCCTCTGGCTCTTCAACAAATGCGGACTGTTCCGGAGCACTAGGCGGCAAAGCAGTGACTTGATCTGTCTGCGCTGTAGTGATTTTCGTATACATTTCTGTATCGGGGTTCTTCTGTGCCGCAAGGACTAGCTCGTACTCTTCATCCGATACCTGACGGATCGGCTTAAACTTTAGCACGTAGGTCTGCCCCGTATTGTTAGGGTCGTGCAGTATCTGCGTTACAACTGTGTCTGGAGATTCTCCGTTACCAGCAAGAAACTTAGTGTAGCTCTCAAACGGGTGTGTGTTACCAGTGCCCTTGCCGAACAAAGAACCACCGGGGATTTTTAGTTGATACACAGTGCCTTTGGGGTCACCCTCAACCATCACAGCAATCCGGCGTTGGAACTTACATGCACGACGCTCACCGCCGCCTGAGCCTTTTATATTTTGAGGGCAGGAGGCGCAGGAGCTTGCTTGCGGGTTACTACAGCCATCTTCTGGGGAATCACCTTGATTAGCCCAACAATCTGGTAGTGATGGACTATCCGGATCGAAAGCTGAGCTGTAGTATTCACGGGATATTTCTTTAAGCGCCCCTACGATGATTACATTTAGCGCGTCGCGCACAGAATCCCCAGCTTGTTGCCCGTTAATATACCGAACAAAGTCACCATTGTTACGCGCCTGTATACGACGAGTATTAGGGACTGTAGGGGCTGGAGCGAACACATCGCCCAATGCACCCTTACGTGGAGTTGATACTGTTACGCCAGTATTGTTTTCAAAAATTGAGACTTGATTGCTCATTGTGTACCTCACTTAGAAGTTGGTTTACGTACTTGCACGGTATATTTGCGGTCAGCTTGCAACCCCGTTGGGTGAACATCTGGGTGTTCTTCGAGAAATTGCTTCATGTTGCCGTTGTGGATTCTTTGTTCAAGCAAAAAAGGAGCATCGTGTTCCTTAATTGTCTTGTACATAGCCTCCCAGTCACTCGTCCAATACCGTGACGTAACTCTACGAGTGACTGTGCCTTCGGGTGTGCGGAAGCCATCCTGCCCATTCTCCTCACATATTTCTAGTAAGGCTTGAGCCACAGCTTCCAATTGCTCTTTGAGCGTAGCTATCTCTAGCTTGTGCTTGTCTTCTTTCTCACGAATAGAATCGCGGATCTTAATGTACACAGGCACTAATTTATCGGCTGGTGTTGCCATAGTTATTACCTCTTTGGTTGACTCCATTAACAACTATAGTGTTGTTTTTGACTTTGTCAAGAACTTAATTCTTGACGGTATAAATCAATGATCTTCTCGTGGTTGCTGATGTTGTTTCTAAGCATGTTGTACAGTTTGTCTTCTACTTCACTGCCCTGTATGTGCACGATTGTCATCGCGTTCTTCTGTCCGGGACGGTTGATACGCGCATTGGCTTGCAAATAAGTCTCAACACTGGTCACTGGTGCATACCAGATGATTGTGTTTGCCGCAGTCAGAGTGAGTCCATGCGACGCGGCTTGCGGTTGGATAATAAGAACACGAGGCGTGGGCTGTTCTTGAAAATCTTTAACAATATCGCTCCGTTTGTTGACAGAAACTTTGCCGTTAATAACAGCGCATGAATGATTTTTATTCTCAAGATGAGCGCGTAGTAACTCAATTGTGTGCGTAAAGGGAACGAAGACAAGCACCTTGTGTGACGACTCATTGATAACTTCCTCGATTACATTTAGCCTATTAGACACATCAAACTCAATAACTTCACGGGTATCGGTATACACACAGCCGCCAGATATTTGCAGTAGTTTGTTTATTTTAGTCGCCGCATTGAACGCGGTTACTTGTTCCCCGTCGGCCTCCATCATCATTTCTTTCTTGAGGTCTAAGTAATACTTCTTCTGTTGAGTGGTTAACGGGGCTTCTCGCTCTACGTGCGTAACTTCAGGTAGGTCTAAACATTGATCCTTCTCAAACCGGATAGCGGGCTGTAGCAGTCTGTGTATATAGTCTTGAGACTTTGGCTTTGGCACCCACTTAAATTGAGTCACTTTAAACATCACAGCGTCCCGGAACTGCCCGTAAAACTTAGGGCAATGGACAGGATTTATTAGCTTAGCTAGACCATATGCGTCTAAAGGTGACTGCGCGGCTGGTGTGCCTGTGAGCATCCACAGCCATTCAGTTTTAAGCATCACATCGCGTAATACCTTCCAACGATTAGTTTGCGGGTTCTTATAGGCGCTAGCTTCATCAACCACAACCATGTCAAAGCCGCCAGCCATAATGGTTTCTTTTACTACTCCGAGGCCATCAAAGTTAATCACTACGAACTCAGCGCCAGCTTCAATAATTTTCTTGCGGGCACGTTTGTCACCATAAGCAACAGAACAGCTACGGTGCATGGCAAATTTAAACAGATCTTGTTGCCATGCTGACTTCATAATAGATAACGGGCATAGCACTAGCACGCGCTTTATGCGCCCTTGCTTCATTAGGTAGTCAGCCGCCCAGATTACTGATGCTGTCTTACCTGTACCCTGCTCGTTGAAGCAGAAAGCCTTCTTATGTAGTGATAAGAATGAAGCTGTTTCTTTTTGATGGTCGAACGGCGTGAACTTGCCTGTCCACTGGTAGTCGCGTTTAATAGTAGACGGCGGTGTTTTAAAAGGCAGAGAAGCAAGAGTCTGCATTTCATCCAGCCCCCAGTTCACTGCTACTTTGTATATACCGTCTTCTTGTTCCTCTAGGATCGCGCTCTTTGTAATTGCGTCTGTAATTGCCTGCGGATTACGTGTTAGCAGGGTTAAGACTTTATTTTCTACGACTTCCATTCTTTTTAACTGACCTATCGCTGTTGCGAGAGAACGAACGGTTTGCCGATGCGCTCTTTACTCGCAGGTTACCTTTAGTGTTAGACCCGCCCTTTGAAATAGGTTTCTTGTGGTCTACATCTTTACCGTCGCCCTTTTTGACGCGACCTTGTTTTTCTAACTCGCGTCTAGCGGCATTGCGCTTGGCGCGGTTTTTCTTCTGTTCTTCTGACCCTTGATACTGCTCATACTCTTTCTTGTATGGGCGCTTCTTGTTTACGTACGGCATGGGGACTTACTCCTCGTGGGGTTCAAAAGGTCCATTCTGTATTTTGCCGTAGGTTGGGATAGTCATCAAACCTATTTTTTGCAAAGCGGCAATTAAAATGTCCCTTTCGTATGAACCTGTAAACTGTATGGATACCGCATCTACCTCTATTGGTCTTGTGGGCGCGTAGTCTCCTCCCCACGTTGGCTGTACTACTATCTTCATGGGGTAGCCGCTGATATTACCAGTGCAAAAAGATACTGTGGATTTGGTACTTTTATCCTTATCCGGTCCAAACTGTACGGCTAACTCTAGAGCCATCACGTCGTCGTTAGAATACTCAAACGTAGCATCTTTAACTTCTAGTTCTTCAGCTATTAAAGTGTGTCCATTCATTTCTCGTTACCTCTTGCTATTGTGCTCACACGTTACAACCGGACAGAACCTACACAAAGGACCAGTTACCGCGTTCCAAACGTCGTTATCCATTGCACCTTCTAACCTACCCAGAAGCGGATTAAACGATGCAAAATATTCGTCACGTTTTTCTCGGTGATGATCCTTCTTAATAAATTCATTACTAACCACAAACGCTAGACCTGATTTAATCTTCTGCACCTGTGGGAAATGCACAAAAAGCGCGGCGGCTACAATATCCAACTGTTTAGTATCCGCGTACTTCGCATTTTTACTGGTCTTGTAGTCAACAGAGTACGCTATATCTCCTTTAATAATCACAAGGTCAGCGATACCCCGCCACCAAACTTCCTTATCAAAGAACCCGCAAGGGCGGTAATCGTCATCGGTCAAAGCCAGTCCTAGCTTCATTTCGCAATGACGTTCACCTTCGATCTTGTTAAGAGCCTCAAGAGTTCCTTGTAAGAACTTGAATTTGTTCGGTATTTCTACACCATCTCTGATGTATTCTTCCGCCACTTTATGCACTTCTTGACCGTATATCGTAGCCTCACTGCCTGAGTCTTTGACATCTTTCACCACCTTCAGATGGAAATACTTCTTTGGGCACTGCTCAAATGTCTTGAGACTGCTGTAAGACCACGTTGTCATTTGTCATCCTTTGTCTTTATAAAATTATGCGGGTCGATCTGATTCCACATCATCTTTTGCAGAGCATCCACGTACGCATTGTACGTGGTCTCTACGAACTCCTGCTGTCTATCACCGGGGACAAACAGCTCTTGGAACTCATGCGGAGTGCAGTCGATCTCAATCTTTACCTTCATTCAGTCTCTCCAGACGCTTAATCTCAGCTTCCGCATAGAACTTAATTTTCTTCGCATCTCGTAGCATCTTGCTGTGCGCCACTTCACCGTAGCGATAGCACGACCGGAATATCTCGCCAATTTGTGCGTTCATATTCTTGTGCGAAATCAGATCTTGCAATTCTTTTGCGCCATTTGGCAATACATAATAGTCAGCCGAACTACCATCTGATGAGCTTTGAGTACCTTTGTATGAGGTAAGCGATTTCTCTACTACTAAAGTATTAGGTTTAGTAGCAACAGAATCCTCTACCGCGTCCAAAACTGAGCGCATAACTTTGTATGCATACCCGTAGGTAGTACCTACGGCATTAGCTACACTAGCTGGCTTAGCGTTTGGGTGTTTGCTTATGTACTTGATTACTTTGTTTCGCTTATTTGCTTTCATTAGACTTACCTCTTTTTGCAGTCCATATTGCTATTTCCGTCTCCAGTTCTGCATCAGATACAGATCCCTTCATCGGCATTGCGTTTAGGCTTTCGCCCCTTTGACGGTGCGCTTTGGCTTTGTCGCTTTCGTCTAGCATCTCGTATTCTTCCGCTAGAAAAAGGTGCCACTTAGCCGCGCACTCTATAGTTATTCCGTTCGGCATGATTGGATCACGCTCAACTGGTGGTAATTTACCCATAATAAATATGCCTCTGACTTGTATCCCACTTCATGCCCGTCCATATTTCGAGCACTTCGTGGGGTTTCAGTTCAAACTTAATACCTATTTCTCTATATGTAAGATCTGTTTTGCCTTCAGCTTTTTCTTGGCATAAAGCTCTTATTAGTTCTTTGTCTTCTTCAGTCAGTGACATTTAGGTGCCCCCATGCTTTTTTATTTACGATTCTCCAGACATGAGTTCTGGAAACTTCAAATTTGTCCGCGATCTCTTGCGATCCTAGTCCTTCTCTGTACAGTTCTTGTATCAACAGCACATCTTCAGGGTCGATCTTTCGCGTATTGTGGTTCCTCCAGTACGGGTTATTTAGGTTCATTTACAGTCTCCATATGAATCACCGACACCTGACTCGCAGTCCAACGGGAGTTCTGGTGCCCACTCAGGCCGTAACCGCATACACAGCTCTACGTATTCACGAGCCGTATCTGCTTCATCTTCGGGTACTACACAGCAAACAGCGTCATGTACCGTCATGACGACTTGGTACTTCTTAGCTATACGCAACATCTGCTCACCGATCACGATTCTTGCTAGTGCTTGGCAAACGTTTTCCACAACTTTTCCACCGTATATACGGTTAGGTACAGTGGTTCGTCCTTTCTTGGTGTCGTAGACCAACTCATCGCGGCCTTCTTCGTTGACTTGGCGTCGTAAATTTGGATACTTGATATAGAACCCGTTAGGGAGGCGGATACCGTGTTTTCCCTCCACGGTTAAAGCTAACCCCCTCCCTAGCGGGGACGTTGCACCTTGCTCAATAGCCTTTAGCGCATCGCCTGCGGCACGCCAGAGCAAAGGAATCTGCGGGTATGTCTCTCGATATACTCTAATAATCCGATCACATTCTTCTTGTGGTAAATCTACGCCAAAGGTTTTTAATTGCGTCCTGAACTTGAACGCACCCATGCCATACCCTGCACCAAGGATTGTTGTCTTGCCGACAAAACGCTCGTCCTTCGTGATCTCGTCTATATGTTTGCCGTAGATAGCGGAAGCCATAATCTTGTATACGTCTTCGCCCTTGTCGAAAGCGTCTACGAGATCGTCTTGCTCTGCTAGCCATGCGAGTGTCCTCGCTTCGATTTGAGAAGAGTCCGAGTCGATAATCTTGTAACCGACCGGAGCTTCCATTGCCTGTTTGATTGCGGATGTGCGTGGCAGATTTTGGAGGTTAACTTTATCATCCCCGCCCCACCTTCCAGTGTGTGCCGCATAATAGCGTAGCGGGATGGGTAGCGTGCCGCGACTCGCAATCTCAATAAAGCGCTGAGTACGTGTTTCTTCAATCGTGGATTTGACGCCAAGTCTAGCACTAACGAGGGCTTGGACGGCTTCGTTCTCATGCTCCAACAACGCCTTAAAGTCTTCGTCGGCCTTTGCAAATGCGTACGTTTCTTTTCCCGTCGTAGGGCTAATCTTTGTCGGAGGTTCAACTCCTGCAATCCGTAGTGCATTAGCGAACTTCTCATTGCTCATCAACTCCTCACGGCTTTGAGTAATCAGGCTCATCAGCCGTTCTTTGTTTTCCTTTACGTGTTGTAAGTGTTCACCGAGTATGTATTTGTTTAGCTCAATGCAAGGCTTAGTAAACATACGTAAAGTAAGATCAACAAGATTAAGCTCGCTAACAGGAAACCTTGTAATAAGGATTTCAAAAAGCGCATATGTTAAGTCCACATCGTTAATACAGTAACCAGAATACGCTTCTAACTGTGCCTTCGGAAAGTCCAAACGTTTGAGTCCAAGCGCGTTAACTACTTCGGTACCTTTCTTGCCTAACCCATAATACTGGGTCAATGCGGCCAGACTTCCACCTACCTCGATAGTGTGGAGCGCACGTGCCATGCACAGCGTATCCGCTAACTTCTTTGGGTGAATGTCGAAATGCCACGCCATAATCGCAAAGTCGAACATCCCATTGTGTGCAAGAGCGATGTTATCTTCCCACGGGAACTGATCTAGCCACCGCTGTGTTTGCACTTTGGTTCCACTGAACCACTGGGTTTCTTCGTCGTTCTTCTTTACAGCTACACCGATAACCTCAAAGCGAGGGTCACGTATGTACTCTTCTGTTGTAAATTTGTTGAGTCCGTAGTCTTTTGCGTAATACGTCTCAAAATCTATTGTGTAAATGTCCATAAGCTCAGTGCGACCCGATGTGAATTTGAGGTAAAAAGCGAGGGGTCGGAACTGTCATCGATTACCGCCAAACTTCAACCCACCCTTAGCAACCGGACGGTCTTCATCACGCAGTAGCTCGTTCATGATACGCTGTGTGGTTACATCACCTTGAACTAGCATTAGCTTTTGGAATACTTGGGACAATTCGTCGTCGGACAGGAAGCCAAGCATGAATGATGGCTCGCCACGCACCATTGCTTCAGCGCGTTCCATCAAAGGCTTGACAACGAAATCCCAACGTTTCTCTGGATTAAGCTGAGTAGCTCTAAACGTCAGATCAAACTCTTCAGGATGGCTCTCCATACGAGCCATGAGAATTTCCATACTCTTGTGCATAAGTTATTACCTCTAATACCTCAACGATATTATCTTCGTTGATGACTTTTGTTATGCCGCCCGCGTTGCGTATATCTCGCATCTCTTTTTCTTGTAGCGCAGTTGGCTTGTTGACTCCTGCCTTGCACTCGATGCCAATAAAGACACCGTTGCAACAGCATATTATATCAGGCACACCACTACGTCCGTACCCGTGCGTAGCGGGGAAGAAGTAGTACACGCCTTGGTCTTTGAGAACCTTAACGATCTTATCTTTTACTTTCTTCTCAGGTGTAGCCATAGGCCAACGGTAACTGTCATTTTTGGCAATGT